AAACCGGCATCGGTATCCCAATCGTTGCGCGGTATGCGCTCCATCTTGGCCTGGGTCATGGTGCTGTTGTCGTAATACTCGCAGTTGCTGCACCGACGACGACGGGCTTCTTTCTCGTCAACCTGCATGGCCTTGCCCAGCGCGACCCAATAGACCTTGTTGGCTGTGGGTTCGTTGCTGGGGTTTTCTGGGCCAAGCATCCAGTCGTCGATCACGATCTGGGTGTTCTTTTTGTTCTCAGCTGCGGTGATAAATTCCTCTTCGACCGGCAGGCCCATGAAGCCCTTGGGCATCATCATGAATTTGTCCATGCTGTTCTCCTTTAAGTGATTTCACGGCCAGAGGCGCGGATGGTCAGCGAGGTGGCTGCGCTGGCAATGGTGCTGATGAAGCCACCAGGTTCGAGCGCCTGGCCGACCAGCTCTGGGCAGGTGTAAGTCTCATCTGGTGCGATGGCGCGGGTGTCCATGATCAAGTTGGAGGCTGCTGGGCTGCCTCCAGATGTCACCAAGTTGACACTGATGGTCACGTTTCCTGCGCTGGTGTTGGTGATCGTGAACTTGTCAATAATCGCCTTGCAGTTGGTGGCTGTGTACTGCGTGGTCTGGCTGTTCTCGGCCTGCTTTGCTGGGATCAGCACCTTGATTGTGACTGCCATAGTATTTCCTTAGGTTGGTGCAACGTATGCGGTGATGATGCCATTGGCGAAGGTCAGGGAGCCGTTTGCGCCCAAGACTGTGAGCTTTGCCAGTGCTGCTGTTCCAGAGATGCCCACGCTCTGGAAGGCCATCGTGCCAAGACCGCTGACAGCAATCGTAATTGATCCGGCTGCGTTGGTGATGGTGATATTTGCACCAGGCGTAAGTGTGGCCTTGGTCAGCGTGTTGCCGGTGCTGTTGCCAATCAGGAGCTGGCCATCTGTGAACGAACTTTGGCCACTGCCACCAGATGCTACTGGCAAAGGCGAGTCCAGACCTGAAATCTCACCGCCTGTAATTTTTACGTTGTCAGAATTTTGAGCCGAAAGCGTGCCAAGCTCTGATCTCGGAGCCAGTGCCAGCAACTCCAAAGCGTTGGCCAGTGCGCTGATCTGAGCCAGTGCGCTGTTGGCGGTGGCCGCTGCTGTGTCTGCCTGGTACTCAAAATCAGTCCCGACGATGACCTGGATCTGATCGACCGTGGAAAACAACAGCTCGAACTGCCTGATCTGTTGCTGGTCGGTCAGGAAGGTGGCAAGCTGATCTCGCGTCAGATTGAGCCTTCGTGATGTAGGTGCGGTTGCCATCAGTACGCCAGCGCCTCGATCTGTGCCTCAAGGCGAACAAAAGAAATGTGCGCGTCGCTGTCGCCACGGAAACGCTGAATGCGCCAGTTGCGCATGTGGCCCTGCTGAAACCATGCGAGGCGCTTGGCGGTGTCGCCTGTGGTGCCGACTGATACGCTGCGGTCCTGACTCCATGCAAGGCCGTTGATGCTGTAGCTGGTGCTGATCTGTGGGTTGGTTCCCAGGGCCACGCTGCCGGCCAAGCTGACCAGCTCCAGGCGGTTGAAGATCGCTCCGTTGCCTTCGTTGTAGGCAATGATCGTGCCGAACTCCCAGCGCACTTGCTGGCCCCAATGATGGCCGGTGGTTTGCACCAAATAGCCGATGGCGCTGCTTTGAGGGTCGCCCACAAGCCACTTGTCGTAGATCCAGACCATGTTGCGTGCGCGGTACTGGCTGAAACCAACCACTGTGCTGGTCAAAGTAAACCAGACCTGATCGCCAAGCGCCTCGGATGCCGATGCGTCATAGACCACGGTGCGGTCTGGAAGATGGACGTAGAGGTGTTGGTGGTTTTTGTCGTTGCGTGCCTCGAGCTTGGTGGTGGCCAGCTGCGTCTCTGTATAGGTCAGGAGCAGGTTGTCGATTTCTTGCGTGCTGATCTTTTGAGTGGTGGCTGCCGCACCGATGTAGATGCCTGGGGCTTCATTGCGACCACCTCCAAGGAAAACGACGCGCTCCAAGTAGATGCAGCAAGCATGTGTTCCGAGACAACCCTTTTGAACTTGAGCGCCGTCGATGCGTGCGAAGGGGAATAGCTCGCCGCCTACGTTGTCAAACACCTCGATGGTGTTGCTGTTGAGGGCATAGATTTCGTTGCGCAGCTTGATGAGCGCGACCACTGGATCTGGGTCGATCTCTGAGCTGCCGTATTTCAGGGGGTTGACCTGCATGGGATCTGTCAACTCGGTGACAACCAGATTGGCCCCGTCGGTTGTCATGAAGTATCCGTCAACCCATGCGACGTCCAGAACAACGCCAAGGTCTGGGTCTGTGACTTGGCGCAAGATGGGGGCTGTGGGATTCCATGGAAGCGTGGCTGTGGTGTTGACCGGAATCCAGTAGTACAAGCGACCACCGGATGCAATGGCCAGCACATCGAAGCTGTAATCCATTGTCACCAGCTCTGTGGTGGGTCCGCCAACATCGCCAAGAACTGTCACCGCGCCGTTGCTGGCCACGGTGACGAGTTTGGTGCCCATGACTCGGTAGCAGATGCCGTTCCAGTTGATGCCGCCGCGGTCAACGCCTGGGCCTGCTCCGTTGGAAACAATGCCATCTCCTGGGCGCAGAAATCCGTTGCTGATTCCAGACTTCTTAGGCACTGGCACCATGTTGACCGGATAGGCCGTGCGCAGCTCTGGGGTGCTGTCAGCGTAGATGCCGTTTAGGATTTGGATTTGGGCCATGGTCAGAAGCTGATGTGCAGCTTGTAGGCTTCCAGGCGCATCAGGTTGTTGGCCGTTGCTGGCTTGACCGTGATGGCAAAGGTCTGGTCTACGGTAGCGTCCACCGTCAAGAACACGTTTGCACCTGTGGACAAACCATGGCCAACTGCTGTGGCCGAGTTGGTGACCACTTGCGAGCCGCCACGATTGCACATGAGCTTTTGCACGCATGCGCTGGCGTTGTTGGCTGCTGCTGCTGCCAGAAGAACACCGCCGCCGTAGGTCATGCCCAAGGTCTTGACTGTGGCGTTGTTGGTGAGGCTGAACAGCGCGTCAATTTCCATACCGCCACCCGTGCCCATGGCCCAGCCTGGCACTGTCACTGTGGCGACTGTCACCTCTGTGTTGGCCACGGCCACGACTGCTGTGCCGTACCAGACCAAAGCTGTCTGAGTGCCAGACTGTGTGCCGCTGGTTGTAACTGCTGCGCCTCCTGCCGAGGTGGATACCGTGAAGGTGTTAGCCGACAAAACCGTCTTGATGTAGTAGGTTGTATTGATGGCCAGGCCTGTGGGCAGTGCGCCTGTGGTGGTGAAACGGATGGTGTCGTTGACCGACAGGCCGTGACCAGTCCATGTGACCACGCCAGGGGCTGCTATGCTGATGGTGACGGTGGATGCGACGTAAGGCAAGTCGATGGTGACTTCCTCGGTGTCGGTGTCAGCGTCCACGACTGCATAAAAGCCTGTGGTGGCTGTTCCTCCAGCCCATGTGATGTAGACGTCTTGGCCTTGAGACACTGCGTTTGTGAGGCCATGCACGCCTGCGCTGACCAACTTAACGTCGCCTGCGTTGTTGGCGTAGGTCAGAGTCGTGAATGTGGCGGCAGGCTGCACCAGGCTGACTGGTGCAAGGCTTCCAAGCACTAAAGCTGGGAAGCTGCGCAGCTGGGGCTGTGTGCCAATGCTGTACTCAACAGTAGCATTACGGTTGTCAATGCGAATGGTGCGGTTTTCGGTATAAGGGCCAAATGTCTGAGCAGTGTTTGACAGCGTGCCAATGGTGGAGTAATTCCAATATTGGGCGCTAGGTGCAACGGATTGCAGTAGGACTGTGGTGGCTTCATTTCCGGTGTTTCCGATGCTGATGTACTGGCCAACAGGCAGAATCACATCGACTTGGTTTTGGGTCAGGCTTGGTTGGATAAACATGATTTTTGCTCCTAAAAATTAAGCTACTACAGCGCCACGGAATCCAATAACCCACCAGTCTGTACCAGCAAACTGAAGTGTTACCGAATCTCCAACAGCATTAAAAGTGATTGTGGTTGCGCTTCCAAGGTTAGCTGGAGTCAAAATACCAGTATCACCACCAGCTGCTTCTGCGACATAAATAATTGTCTTGAGTTGTCCTTGTGCGCCATCTGCAAGCGTCAAGGCATTGCCAGTAGCAGTCGAAGTGAAGGCAGTGGCAAGACTTGTGATATTTACCGCACCAGGGCCACTCAGTGCCTGAACTGTTGCCGATGCCCCAGTGCCGCCATTAGCGACAGGCAGAGCGCCAGTCACGCCAGTTGTTAGTGGCAATCCTGTGCATGAGGTAAGAGTTCCAGATGTTGGAGTGCCAAGAATTGGTGTCGTCAGTGTTGGTGTAGTGGCAAAAACTAAAGAGCCAGTTCCAGTTTCATCTGTAACGGCAGCGCGAAGGTTTGTAGAACTTGGACTGTTCAGGAATGTTTGAATTGCTGCGTTGAAGCCTGCGGTCTCATTGACAATGTTGTACCAAGAATTTGTGGCTTGGTAGAAGCGATAGCACACGGCTGCACCAGCAGTCAATGTTGAGACATTGCCAAAAATGGCAGATGCACCATTCAAAGCAATAGTAAACGCTGTGATTGTCTGAGTGCTGGTTATTAGCACCTGAGTGCCATCAGGCACACCAGTATTCAATGGCAAGGTGATTGTGCCGCTGGCCAGAGTTCCGGCAGGCTGCAAGATCATCCACTGCTGTTCGCTGACTGGCGTGGGCACTGTTACGTTGAAACCAGTGCCTGGAACGTACAGATTTGTGGCCACGGTGGGGGCTGCGAAGGTGGTCTGAAAGTATTGCAGCAGGGCGCTGACTGACATCTTCCGAGCATCTCCGTTGTTCTGGTCATAGACCGGAATCTGGTTTGCACCAGAGACTTGGCTGATGCTTGAGAGTTGATTGATTTGTGGCATGTTGTTGGTTCCTCAGTTGTATTCGAGTGGGCCGTCTTGACCGGCCAAGACTGGATCGTAGGGGCGCTGCAAGAATGGGTCGTCGTAGACGCGCCAAGGCTTGTTTCCTGCGCCACTTGGCATCGTGCCAGGCATTTGTTGCTCCATTGGCATGGCTGCACGGGACAGAAGTGTGTTGTAGGACTCTTTGGCTGTCACTTTGGTGTCAGGCATTACCTGCTTGCCGTAGCTGGGGGCCAGCTTGATGGCCAAGTTTGTGTAGATGGCCTCATTGGAGCTGTCGGGCACGTTGGTTTGCTCGTCCAGATCGCTGTCTTGGGGGCTGGATGGCAGAGGGTAGCCGAGTCTGATGCCGAGGGCGTTCCATGCTGCGATCATGGTGTCCAAGCGCCGGAGGGCGGATTGCATTTGCTCTGGTGTGAGATCAAAGGCATAGGATGCCATGCCGATCTCATCAAAGGCTTGCTCGATAAATTGGCGCTTGGTCCATCCCATGTCATTCTCCAGTTGGCTCGGACAATCGGTCTTGGATCAATTGTCCCAGCTTTTTGTCCTTTGTGCGACCGTCGAATCGGATGCCGAGTTCTGTAGCCTTGGCCTCCAGTTCTTCACGGGTGGGCTCTGTGTCGTCGCTGACTGGCTCAGGCTCTGGGGTTGGTGCTGGTTTGATCTGCTCGCGCCAGTCCAAAGGCTTGGCTGCTTTTTTCTTCTTGGTGGGTTTGATGGCCCATTTTGGCTTGGGCTTTTGGAAGCCGTTGGCGTTGTCGCCTGCTGCTGCAATGGCATCGGCTGAGGATTGAAACCATCCTGCGGCCAGCTTTGCGTCGAGTTCTTCTTGCGTCTGGGCACTGTCGAAGTTGTAGGTGCCACCGCCAGGTTTGCGTTGCTGGCCTGGGCTGCGGTAGATCATT